ACAAGTTCTTACGCATAGTAGGCTTGGTGTAGTTACCCGCCTTGTTTACTGTGGATTTCTTCTTAACTGGCATAATTACTTGCCTTTTTTCATTGGCTTCTTTTTAGGTTTAGCTGTAGTTTTCTTTTTAGGTGGTCTTCCTACTTTACTACCGTATGTACCTTTACCGTATGGCATAGTTATCTCCTCGTTACCATTTAGATTTATTTGCCCAGTAAGCCGCAGACATTTTGCCTTTGGCTATGTTCTTAGCGTGTCTTGCTTTAAAAGATTTACGTCTTGCTTTCTCAGATGCAGTCTTAGGATTCTTACCTGCACCTGAAACTCCCTGTTGTCCATAGCGTATAGTCTTAATCTTGTCACCTTCCTTTGCCACAACTACATGAGACTTAGTAGGATGACTAGGTGTACGCTTAGGTTTGTTATAACCAGAGACTCCTGCTCTAGCTAGTCTTGGGTCTCGTTTTTTTACTGGCATTCGGCTTTACCTCTTTAGTTTTCTTAAGGTCTTGGACCGCGACTTCCAATTCCTCCAACCTCTTCAGAGTTTTCGAGAAGGCTTGGTTGACTTCCTCCAGTGCTTTGTTGAACTGGTACTGTGTTATCATTAGGTTTTCCTTGTTCTTTGACAGCTACTTCACGTTCTTTTAGTAACTGCTCTGATATTTTAAGACGCTTCTGGAACTCTTTGTCATCAGCATCTCCTTGTTTAAGATTAGCCGTAACTGCTTTGATACGGTCAATCTCAAGTTCCTGTGGTACAACACTAGCCTCTGCCGCAAGTTTCTGCGCTCTAGCTTGTGACTCGGTGGCTTGACCTTGTAGTGCCGCAGTCTGTGACGCTTGGAATGCCAACTGTGCTTGTTGAGCCGCTTGTTGTGCTTGCTGTGCTTCTGGGTTAGGCTGATTAGCTTGTTGTAAAGCCATAACTAGTTCTTCACGGTTAGCTAGGTTCATGTTGTCTACAATGGACATAATCAACTGTGAGTACATTGGACTGTCTGGTTGCATAGTCTGTAGTAATTGTACTAGCTGTGTAACTTCATACTCACGGGCAATGATACCTAAGCTACTTGAAGTGTGGAACTTGTAGTCCGCAACAGGGTAGTTCTCAGGGTTAAACTGCATATAACGGTGTGCGGCTTTAGTTACGAATGGAATTAGGAATGACTCTTGAAAGTTAATCAATGTACGTTTATGACGCTTAATGATAGCACCGAGGCTCATAGAGATACCTGCGGCAGTAGCTTCACCATTGATAGAACCAGAGATACCCGCTGAATCAATAGCACCTGTGGCTGTCTGTACCATCTTCTGTAACTCAGCGGCTTGTCCAAAGGTTACTTGACTAACATTACCAAAGTTAAATGGCTGTATGACTTCACTAGGTGAACCGTTTGTCAAGATAACTTTACCTGCACGTACCTCTGGTCTAGCACCTCTAGGCATGCGTGTAGCGTCCATTGCAAGCATAGGGTGTATAGTCAATGCAAGAGCATCGATTCTAGCGCGTAGTTCTGCGTCTAACGCCTTTTGAGAGTTATACCCTTTCTCACATACTCCTCTGCCCCAGAAACGGCTAGGAACGACATCCCACGGGAATGCAACGATAGGTCTGTCACCCATCATGTATGGATTAGACTCAGCTTTAAGTAAAGTACCGTCATTAGCAATAACAACGATAGCTTCTACGTAGTAGGAATCATCCTCTTCACTAGCGACTAGTTCCTCTACTTCACCTTCATCATCTTCTTTCTGTGCTTTCTCTAGGAGGTGACGAGGTACAAGACCGTAGTACTTAGTTAGACGTACCTTATCATCATCATATACAGCTAAGTCTTTGTCTGGTTCAATGTCAAAGTCCGAAGCGGCTTCACCTACGAAGATGTTACGGTAGACACCCTGCTCCTGTAGTTGCTCTACGGAGTGCATAGAGACAAACTCATCTACTGCACAGCCTAAGGCATCATCTACAGATGTAGCTAGTGGGTCAATAAGGAAGTTCTGTGGCATTACAGGGCGTAACTTAACACAGGTCTTATCTACAATGTTGACACCAACTGCTGTTAATTCACCACCCATTACAGGCTGTGTAGCAGGTTGAAACTCTTTTTCTTCTTCTAGGACTACTTCAGCAATACCTGTGCCAAATACAGCCGCGTTTATAAGGCACTCAGCTACGCTCTTACGGACTTTATTCTTTTTGAAGTCTTTGTATAAGGTTTCCCTTAAAAGGGCTATATCACGCTTCTCTTGGTCCGTAACGTCATCCTCAATGTCGAACCACTTACCACGACCAAATGTAGCTTCCTCTAGTTCCGCTACGGATGACTCAACTGCTTGTTGTAGAGCAGGGGATATAATCTTAGAGCGTTCAGACTCTCTGGTCTTGTCTTCCGCCGCCCATTGTCCACGCCATAGGCGATAGTACTCATCAAACTTCTGTGAGTAGTTAGACTCGTAGTGATTACGCCAACCTTCACATTTATCTATGACCCAGTTCTCAAGGTCTTGTTCCAGTGTAAATTCTTCTTTATCTTCTAATAACATATTAGTACCCTGCGTATGCGTCTAAGTATTCGTAATCTTCTTCTTCATAGTCCGATGTGTAGGCTATGTTAGCCAGTTGGTCTATGTAGGCGAGTGAGTCAATTAAATCATCATGTACGAGTTGATTAGGGAATTGGAATAGTTCATCAAGAAACTCTGTATTCCAGTTACCCTTGTTAAGTGTTATAGCACCGTGTTCAAACCTACCTTGTAAAGCCCAGACAATCCTGTCCGTTTTTTTCTTATTACCATGCGTAAGTTCATCTATACGGAAGAACCTATTATTCTTTTTCATTATGTCTGAGAGATACGGTAGGACAGCATTCTTCAATGCTCCTTTTTCAATTCCCACAGCAGTCGGTCTATAGTCACGGACAGCTTCAAAAATCTTACGCGCAGTCTCTTCAACACCCCACCGACCATGTATAATATCAGCGACCCACCAACCTTCTTCATTTGCTTTAACAACCGAGATGGCAGTTTGGTCAAGTCGTTTAGTTTTTGTTGTGGCTTTAGCAACGTCAGCAAATCCTGCCAAGTCGACTGCAATATAGTATCCACCTGTTTCAGGTTCTTCCTCACTAAACTTGATGTAGTCTTCTTTAAAGAGTTCACTACCCTGCGCCTCAAATGATGCCATGAACTCCTGACGGAAACTAAATGCGGACATGGACTTCTTAGCCGCTTCAATCTCTTCAGGGTCTAGCAATGGATTATCGTAGCTTGTAAAGTGATAACCTACAAAGGTTTCATCCTCTGCAACACAAGCGTATGTATATAAGTCATAGAAGTGATTACGACCCATTGGCGTACCAATGAACAGTGCTTCACCCTTTTGGTCAGCTAGTGCAGGTCTAAGGATTTGCTCCCAGACCTCTGGTTTCATATCAGCGTACTCATCCATAACTAGGAACTTAAGACTGACACCACGCATGGTTTCTGGTCTATCTGCCCCTTTAAGTGCTATGGTTGCACCGTTGACTAGCTTTATTTGTAAGTTATTGACATGACTAGATGCTATGACGGGGTTGCCTATCTCCATCAAGACTTGCCACATAATGTCCCTAGCCTGACCCTGTGTAGGGGCAACGTAAAAGACATGACCACGTTCAGTCTGTAAAGCCCTGATGATTAGCATCCAAGCGGCTAACCTTGACTTGCCTGTACGTCTACCTGCGGCTATGACCTTAAATCTAGTCTCATCTTCAAATACTGTTTGTTGCCACGGTAGTAACGAAACATTAAGTTCAGTCACTTAGTAGGTCCACATTACATAAGGGGTTGTATCGTCAGGACTGCGGATGTCAACATGGACAAAACTACGAGCAACTCCAATTCCCGTGAAACCCAGTTTGATAGCCTCCTCAACGATTTTAAAACGCTGTAAACCGTTGTTAACTTTAATGTCTGCGGCAATACCTTGTGCATGAGTTCCTGATTTAGTTTTCTTAGCTTCAATGGGGTGTGTTGCGTCTCTATATCCTGATGTGATTATGAAAGGGAAACCACAGGCTTCTCTGAGTTCATCTAACTTATCAATCAACTCAGAACTTATTTCATTCTTACCTGTGTACTGACAGGCAAACTCTTTACGATTAAAATACTTAGCCATCTATGATTTCCCCATCGTCAATGACACTACCTTCGTTTGACACCACTGTGGTCTCTGCTCCACCAACTCCAGTAATGTTTATCTGTATTGCTGACTTACCTGCACCCTTAACGACATCATTCTCAAATACCGCTGTAGGTAATATCCTATCCATGACTAACTTCCATGCCGCGGCTTGATTCTTATGGTCATCGTTAAGTGCCGCATCGAATATTGATTCTAATACTTTACGAGACTTAGGGGATGACAACATCCTACCTTTGTACTCGTTGATGATAGCGGCATCACCCTTCGGGCGACCCCTTGACAAACCAGTCTGACCTTTCTTTCTTGACACCATCTCTGACTTCGGTGGTCTGCCCCTTCTCCTTTTCGGAGTAGCTTTATCATTGTCCAATGGACTCTCCTTAAGTTATCTTAAGAATACTTAGGAACGCTTTAGTATTTAACTTTAAAGTATAATCATTAAAGTATAATAACTAAGACTACTTAAGTATACTTAAGGCTTTAAATTACTCTATATTATAAATATATTATACCATACTTTAGATTAAATGTCAAGGTATTTCTTTAGTTTATTTAGACCCGCGATTGGAGCATTAGTTCCCGACTTAAGTGACCTTTTTTATTATATTGGTCATACATATCCCCGCCATTAGAATACTTAAGTAAAACAAACACTTAGGGTATTACTTTTGGTTATGACCTTTTATTGAATATTGGCTTTTTTTGTATACGAGCGGGTACCGTAACAATCTCAGGACACCCACGCACCCCCCGCCCCCAGTTATCCACAGGTTATCCACAGGTTATCCACAGGCACAGGAGTTATCCACAGGTAATCCACAGTGACTGGAATCCTTAAGGCGGTCACGGGAATACTTGAGGGTGAAGTGTGAGTATGCTAGGGGATACCTATAGACATACCCAAGAATAAACACTTGACAACCTCAACCAGTTATGTTATACGCACGCACGCGCCTGTATATAAAGGTATATTATAACGTGACTAGATTGTTTATATTGGTCACTCATTAGGTGTTGACAATATAATACCAATGTTTATAATGGTTACATATTCAATTAAACATTAACTTTTAACAGGTGATTTATTATGGAAATTTCAAACTTTGATAACTTTGCGTATTGTGAGACTGTAGGACTGGCTAACTGCTTTAAGGCTTTGAGCGAATTAGCGGGGCATCACTATGTTGATGTAGCGGCTGTAGGATTTAATGACAATAGCGGCTATGTTTATATAGCACTTGAGCAAGGAGTTGATATTTGTTCAATGCTAGGTCGTGAAGTTGAATATCTAGCAACCTGCTTTGAGACTGGCGAAGAGTTTTTCTTTGATAACTATCAAGATGCTATTGACAAAAGCGTATCTTTATTTGAAGAGGCGGTATAGTTAATTTATCGCGCCTATTGTCCATCAGTAGGCGTTATTAAATTAATTAAACTTTAAACAGGTGATTATATTATGAAACTTAACAACATTAAAACAAACGTAACAGAAGTTATTACAAACGATGGCACATTGATAATGTTTAGCTACAATACACCAGTAGCCGCTAGACTACCTAACTATGACTACGTTAAAACTGGTGAATACTATAGCCGAACCACTAGCAAGCATATTAATCAATGGCTTGATGGTGTTGACGCTGAAACTGTAGAGCAAGATTTTATTGATAACTTGGTGGCATAATATGGAAAATTTAATTGGAGTAGTTTATAAAACGCGACACAAACACCCCAGAGTCTGTACTGTGGTTGATAAACTAGAAACTTATAACGGCAAGGGCGAGTTAGTAAAAACGCGCTATGTGTCGGAGCATGAATTTTTAGGTCAAACAGTAACAGATAACGATGTAGTACCAGTGACAATATTAAGAGGTAGGATTGACCAGTAAGCACCACAGAACGCCCTGTGTTCCCTTGTAGGGCGTTTTCTAGTGTTTATTAGTAGGTATGTATAGGTTAGCCAGTAAATGGCTTAAAACGGCTCTAACGAGCCAAATTGAATTTAAGAGGTTTAAGATTATGAATTATACAAGTGAAAGGTATTTAGCCCTTAAGAGGTTCGAAAGGGAGCAGAAGCGCGATAAAATCCGTGCGGTGTTGTTTAATCTAACTATTGGCGGTTATGTGGTATTATTAGCCGTTCAAGTAATGGGGGCTTTATAATGAGCATTTATCTAGCGGTATTAATTCCATTCGCTATTGTGGGCTTTATATGCTTACCATTAGCGTTATATATGGCAAATAAAACAGAATACAAACAGAGAGGTAAATAATGACTTATTCAGAGTACAGAAATAAGCTAAGAATGCTATCAGCTAAGTATAACGAATCCTACAAGAAATATGGGTGGGGTGCGGATACTACTAGAAAGCTGAGACAGCAGAAAATAGATTTAAGAGCGAAATACGCGGTGCATGGCTTTGACTATGCGGTGGAGACTTTAACTAGTAAAGGGGTGCTATAATGTTATATACTATATGGGTTGGCGGTGTAGAGGTAACTCCGCACCTAACGAATAGAGAAGAGGCGTACAGGATAGCCAGTAACTGGCGTAATGACGGCTATACTGACGTAATAGTGGAGAGGCACAAGCCCTATGCATACCGTTCTTAAGTTATGGCGTATCTGGGTTAAAGCACTGGGTGAAAAGTCTGGGGCTACAGATAGAGAGGCTGATTACATTGCGTTGGTGCGTAGTGTAATTGTAGGGTTGAATTTTGTGACCTGTTTGTTTATAATAGCGGGTGTAATACATAATTGGTAAAGAGGTAAAGACAATGACTAGACCACAGTTAAGCCATCATGCATGGCTTGAGGCTGAGAAGACTCAAGAAATACCAGTCCCGTTGATACAGTACGGAGACAAACAGGCGGTAGCTGATGAGTATCACATAGAAATATGGGGTGCTGATGATAATGGCGATAAGTATACGGCTAATCTAGCTATTATTGAGGACGGGAAAATAATTGACTATGTTTATGGGCATAGATATACTGCGGCTGATTTTATAGAGTGGACGCTTATACCTATGAAGTTAAGCGATTATTTAAGACGTTCAAGTTTTGGTAAACAGAGAGAGGTTTAAAAATGAGTAAAGACTATAGAGAACAACAGCAGTTAGAAGATATAGCCGACAAGGCGTACAATATGTACCAGTACTTTAAAGAGTTGACAAGCTATGAGAGAGGAGAGTACGATTGCATTCATGGTTATCCTGCCTTAGAGGCTGAAGATAATGATTATTACGATGGTTACGCTAAGGCTTACGAATACTTACAGGTAATGGGAGCGGACAAATGAGCAGAGAATATTGCAGGGTAGACGACGACCCTAGTTATGATTACAGTGATTACGAAGATAAAACAGGATACTATACACCATACGACAGCAGAGAGGTAGACTATGACCCTATAGAACAGCCAGAGATGTATAAACGCATAAAGGAAGTTAAAACTAGACTAGGAGTTAAACAAGATGATTAATACAGTTATATTCAATAGATTATTTACCGTAGAGATTCGTAATGGTGTAGGGATAGACTTAGAGTTTGTTGATAGTCGCCCTGTATGGACATATAACAGCGAAACAGAAGAACACAGTACAATGCCCTTTGAGGGATTAGTGTTACTGCTACCGTTCATTGTGGTGACGTATGGAAGACCCTACAAGGAGATTGAAGATGAGTAGATGCAAAGCCTGTGACGTTATATTGACTGAGGCAGAACTTAGGAAGCGTGACAGAGTGACAGACGAACACTTAGATTTATGTTCGGTTTGTCATTCAGCATCAGACGAGGCAATAGAGGAGAACTGGTCAATAGCTGAGGACAATGGTATAATTAGGAGTAATAACTAGTTTTACTACATTACCAGTACCTAATTCAAATTAACAATATAGGAGTTGCAATCGGTAAACAAACATGATATACTATACCTATGTACTTTAGTTTTTAACATTAAAGATAAATTCTAAAGTATACTTAAGTAATCTTTTATTAACTATACAGAAGGTAAATTACTATGGCAGTATTAGAAGGAAATGTAGCGTTCGCAAACCTTGACGAACACGAAGAATATCAGGGTCAATCAACTGGGAAATACTCATTGGTATTGTCGCTAGAACCTGCTGACGCAGATAAACTAGCCAATCAGGGTGTCAAACTACGCGAGTATGAAGGAACAGCACAGCGTAAGTTTAGCACTAAATATGATGTACCCATGTTTGATGCAGATGGTAATGAGTTTAGTGGTCGATTAACCAGAGGTTCTAAGGTACGAGTTAAGTACGCAGAAGGTAAACCTCACCCAGTACATGGTACGTCCACCTACTTGTCAGCCATTAAGGTGCTAGAACTAGCGGAAGCTACCGAGGGAGGCTCGGACTTCTAATGACTGACTCGCATTTTGTTAGACATGAGCCATGCCCTTCGTGTGGCTCTAAGAACAATCTCGCGAGGTACTCCGATGGTCATGCCGTCTGTTTTTCAGGCGGTTGTGACCACTACGAGAGAGGCAACGGTGAGGTTGTACAAAGCAAACCTAAAGCGAACAGGAAATTAGAGATGACAGGTGTTATAGCATCAATCCCAGACAGACGTATCACAGAGGCAACTTGTAAGAAGTTTGGTGTCACTGTTGAGTACGACACAGCAGGGACTATAAGCAAGCACCACTACCCATACTTTGACAAGGACACAGGCGCACAGATAGGTACTAAGTCTCGCATAGTAGATAACAAAGCATTCTATGCAAGCGGTACATTTGACAATGCAGGTCTGTTTGGTCAGCAAGCATTCAAAGGTGGTGGTAAATACATAACAGTAGTAGAGGGAGAAGCTGATGCCTTAGCGGTGTCGGAAATGTTTGACGGTAAGTGGGCAGTTGTGTCAATACGGTCAGGCGCATCAGGAGCAGTCAAGGACATCAAGCAGAACTTGGAGTGGCTTGAATCATTCGAGAACGTAGTCATTTGTTTCGACAGTGACAATGCGGGTCAGGAAGCATCTCGCGCGGTGTTAGATTTATTTACACCCAACAAAGCGAAGAACGTAAAGTTACCTGTCAAGGACGCGGGTGAAATGCTGAAGGAACGTAACGTACAGGGATTCATCAGGGAGTGGTGGAACGCTAAGACGTATCAACCAGACGGTATCATTGCAGGACTTGATACTTGGGAGTCGATTGTAGCGCAGGAAGATGTACAGTCCATACCCTATCCGTGGACTTGCTTGAATGATATGACCTACGGGTTCAGGGAGAAGGAACTTGTAACAATAACCAGTGGTTCTGGTATGGGTAAATCACAGATTGTCAGAGAGTTGGAACACTACTTACTAGGTGCAACAGATGACAACATTGGTATACTCGCATTGGAGGAGGACATACCTAAAACTGCTCTAGGGATTATGAGCATCGAGGCAAACCAGACTCTACATCTGAGCCGCGAGTTTAGCAGGGAAGATAAGAAGGTATTCTGGGATAAGACATTAGGCACAGGACGTATCTATATGTTTGACCACTGGGGTTCTACCAACGAGGATAACCTACTAAGTCGTATTAGGTATATGGCTAAAGGTCTTGACTGTAAATGGATTATCCTAGACCACTTGAGTATTGTAGTCAGTGACCAAGAGAACGGTGATGAACGTAAAGCCATTGACAGCATTATGACCAAGCTACGACAGTTGGTTCAGGAGACAGGTGTTGGGTTGTTCTTGGTGTCACACTTACGTAGACCATCAGGGAAGGCACATGAGGACGGTGGACAGATTAGCTTGGCTGAGTTACGAGGTTCAGCGGCAATCGCACAGCTATCCGACATGGTGATTGGTTTGGAGCGTGACCAACAGAATCCAGATGCACAGGTAAGGAACACCACTACGGTTAGGATACTTAAGAACCGTTACGCAGGACTTACAGGGGCGGCTTGCTACCTCTACTACGACAAAGATACTGGACGTATGATTGAAACTACGTGTCCAGTTAATGATGACAATCAGGAGTTCTAGTGAAGCAGATAGTATTTGATATAGAAGCTAACGGTCTACAGCCTACAAAGGTCTGGGTAATCGTTGCTTGTGACCTATCAAACCAAGAGACAGTTGTGTTCTCTGGTGATACGTTACAGGACTTCAATGCTTATATCAAAGATGCTGAGGTCATTGGTCATAACATCATTGGCTATGACGTACCAGTTCTTGAACGCTTACTAGGCACAGACTTTAGTAGTTGTAAGATTACAGATACATTAGTATTGTCAAGACTCACTGAACCATCGCGTGAAGGTGGTCATTCATTAGATAACTGGGGACAGCAGTTAGGTTTCCCTAAAGGAGAACACAGTGATTGGAATACATTTTCTCAGGATATGGTGGACTATTGCAAGCAAGATGTACTGGTTAATGTCAAAGTGTACAACGCGCTACGA